GTTGGCGAACGGTGGGATTGTGACTTCTCCGACGTTGGCGTTGATCGGTGAGGCTGGTCCTGAGGCTGTGGTGCCGTTGTCTGGTCCGAACGCTGGAGCTGTTGGTGGCGCTAGCTATCAGATCACGATCCAGACTGGTGTGGGTGATCCGGGTGCCATCGGTCAATCGGTGGTGGAGGCGATCACGGCGTATGAGCGGCGCAATGGTGCCGGGTGGCGGGCTGCGTGATGCTACCTGCTGCGACCCGGGTGATCGCCTATTTTGATGTGCCTACGACACCGGTGTTTCTGTTGGATGATCCGGTGCGAGGCAAGTTGGATGACACCACGTATGTGTTGGCGGGTGATGTTGCGACGGATATCACGTCGGATGTGGTGGCTGTCTCAACGAAACGTGGACGGTCAAGATGGTTGGATGAGATTCAGGTGGGTACGTGTTCGTTCACGGTGCGCAACCTGACCCGTGACTATGACCCGACCGGCGCAGGGTTGTACTCGACAAACATTGTTCCGGGGAAGCGTGTTCAGATTGATGTGGGTGGGGCACCAGTGTTTGACGGTGTGGTGGATGACTGGGATTTGTCGTACACGTTGGATGGTGACGCGATTGCGACGGCGGTGGTGTCGGACACGTTGTCTCGGTTGGGTCGCATGAAACTGGCTGCGCATACCGCTGCGTCGCAGTTGTCTGGTGCTCGGGTGGATGCGGTGTTGGATCGGTCAGAGGTGGATTTCCCTGCCGGTCAACGTGACGTGGATGCCGGTTTGACGACGTTGCAGGCAGATACAGTCGATGAAGGCACCGACGTGTTGACATATCTCAAACTGGTTGCGCGCACCGAATCAGGTCGTTTGTTCGCTGCTCGTGATGGTGTGTTGACGTTTCGTGAACGTTCGGCACCTGTCCCTGTTGCGACGGTTGAGTTTCGTGATGACGGGTCGGGTGTCCCGTTTGACGAGTTAGAAACAACCGTCGGGTCGGAATTGTTATATAACCGTGCCGTGGTGACACGTATCGGTGGCTCCGCACAGGTCGAGAACAACACTGCGTCACAAGCGTTGTACGACATCCGGACAGTGGAGCAGTCCGGGTTGCTGTTCAACTCTGATCTTGATGCGGAGTCGTTGGCAGAGTTTTTGGTGAACAAGTATGGGACACCGGAGTTTCGGGTGTCTGCGTTGGGTGTGAACATCGCTGGTTTGTCAACGACGGATGCGGTGCAGGTGTCGTCGTTGGAGTTGGGTGATGTGGTGCGGGTCGTGTTCTCGCCACCCGGTGGCGGTGCTGCCATTGATCGGTATGGGGTGATTGAGGGTGTGGAGCATCGGGTTGGGATTGATTCGCATCGTGTAATGTTTCGACTGTCGTCGTTGCAGGAAACACCGTTCGTGTTGGATGACACAGTGTTCGGTATTCTTGACGGTGACACGGTTCTCGCCTATTAGGAGTCACAATGGGATCAGGGTTCAAAGATTGGGCAGCTGGTGAGGTGCTGACAGCCGCCGACGTTGACGGCTATTTGATGCGGCAAACGGCGATGACGTTCGCTGACGCGTCGGCGCGTGACTCGGCTCTGTCGGGTGTGCTTGACGAAGGCATGGTCGCGTATCTGGAAGATACGAACCGGTACACCTACTACACCGGTTCGGCTTGGTTGAATGTCACAGGTCTCGAAGGCGGTTCAGCGGTCCGGGTTCCCGGCACGTTTGTCGCTGACGATGTGGTGCAGGCCGCCGAACTAAACGCGTTGCCCGGTGGAATTCTTGACGTTGACGAGAAAACGACGAGCACCTCAATCAACACGTCTGCGGCAACGCTTGCCACCGTTTCATTTACTTTGGCTAGTAGCCGAAAAATTCACCTAGTTGGTTACATTCCGGCTTGCGACTCGTTTTCAACTAACACGCTCGTTTATGCAAATTTGGCAATCGGTGGAAATACCCAGATATCGCAACAGTACGGGCCAGGTGCGGGAACATCGGTTTCGTTTTCTATTCACCGTTACGTGGAACTGGCTGCGGGCAGTTACACAGGAACATTGACATGCAATGTGGCTTCCGGCACCGCATTCGCGTTCGGTAATGCGACTTATCGTACGACTCTTATGGCTATCGATCTTGGGGAAGTTTGATGATTGTAAATTTCAACACCGACCGTGGCGACTACGAGAACCAAATGCGTTGGCATCGCAACATGTTGCTCACCAGTTCTGATTGGTCTCAAGTTGACGACGCACCGGTAGACCGTCAAACGTGGGCTGAATATCGGCAGGCTCTTAGGGATTTCCCTGCCACGTGGACACCGGGACCGACGGCAGAGTTTCCTGATCCGCCTGCTTGATCATGTTTGATCGTTCACGCACAGCGTGGGAACAAACCGGGTTCACTGTGGCTGAGCACACGACAAGTCCGCCGGTGGCGCGTGGAATGATCGATAGCGTGGTGGTGCACTACGTGGGCGCGACAGTGACCGGTGATCCGGTGTCGTGGCTCAGGAACAACCAGCGGTTCTACGCAACCAGTCGTGGCTATTCGTTGGGTTATAACGCGGTGGTGGATCGTGACGGGATCATGTGGCAGGTGCGTGGGTTGGAGTTCCGCAACGCTGCGAACAAAGGTGCGAACAACACCAGTGTGTCGGTGTTGCAGTTGGTGTCTGGTGATGAGGCTGCGAACAGTTCACAGGTTGCCCGCACACGCCGTTTCGTTGCTGATGTGGAACGCTGGTGCGGACACCCGGTCAGCGTGTTGGGTCATCGTGATGTGGGTGCGACAGCCTGTCCCGGTGACGCAATCTATAATCAGATCACGACAGGCGAATTTGACCCTTCAGCCGACAAGGATTTGACCATGAAACTCATCGACCCGCCACAACGTGTGTATGACACACGGAAACAGACCGGACGTTTCAACGATGGTGAGTCACGCAAAATCAGTGTGGGGCAGCCGGGAGCGCGAGCAGTGTTCGTGAACGTCACTGCGGTGAACCCGAACAACACCGGTTTCATCACCCTGTGGGGTGCCGGTCCGCAACCCGACGTATCCAACGTCAACTACCAGTTGGGTGACATTGTGTGCAACACATCGTGGGTGCCTGTCGCAGGTGACGGCACCATCCAAATCTATTCGTATGCAGCATGTGATGTGCTGGTTGATGTGCAGGCGGTCGCATGATGAACACGGATCAAGGACGGAAGATTGTGCGAAGGCTGATCGGCACGTTCGTAGCTGCAGCGATCCCGAACACGATCGTCGGATCGATGCTTGATGTCGAGCTCGCAAAATCTGCGGTCATGTCCGGTGCGATCGCGGTGCTCGCAGCGTTGCAGCTGCTCGCTGTCGGGCTACGCGATGACGGAGAACTGTCAGATGACGAGATTGATACAGCGTTCGGAGAATGAACGATGCCAACATGGTTGATTCTTCTGCTTGCAATACTTGCTCCGGGTGGTGTGATCACTGCGCTGATTGAACGATCACGACGTGAGAACAATCGGGATCATCAAAAGAACGCTGATCTGCTCCAAACGATTGATCGGAAAGTTGATGGTGTGACTGAGCGGATGGATGATCACATCAGTTGGCATCTGGACAGAACCGATCGTTTCCAATAATCTGATTGTTGGGAGGCACAGCATGGGAACCATCGATATGTCCGAGTTTGACGAAGCGAACAATCATGTTCAACAGTTGAAAGTTGATCGGATCCTTGACGAGTTGGATGCTGATCGTCGCGATCAGCTGGAGGTCGCGTTGCAAGACATCCAGTATTCCGCTGGTGCGATCGCACGTGTTTTGTGTGGCTGGGGTCACGAATGCAGTGCTGATGCTGTGTTGTCGTGGCGTAGGAAACGTCGATGAACGAGTTTGATCTCGCAGCGGAGGTGGAGGAGCTCCGACGGGCGTTAGCTCGTCAGCAGCGTGCGACCCGACGTGCGAAATCTAAAACCGCGATGCTTGTTGACGCTGTGTATCGGGCAGCTACTGACGCGCAGCTTGCTGTTGGTCGTCCTGTGAAGGTCTCTGCTCCGGCTCGGGATCGTCGTCGAGCTGGTGGCGAGGTCGCGTTGGTGCATGCAACAGATTGGCAGCTGGGGAAACACACAAGCGATTATTCGATTGAGGTGTGTGAGGAACGGATCCGCAAGTTTGCGTACAAGGTGTTGGCGTTGACGGAGATTCAACGTGCGGATCATCCGGTGCGGGAAGCGCATGTCATGTTTGGTGGTGACATGGTGGAAGGTGTCGGTATTTTCCCCGGTCAACCGTTCGAGGTTGAGGCACATTTGTTTGAGCAGCTGTTTCGTTGCTCTTCTCTGCTGGAAGAGTTCGTGAGGATTTTGTTGACTGGGTTTGAGCGTGTGTCGGTGACGTGCGAGTACGGCAACCACGGTCGTCTTGGCAGGAAGGGTGAGATGCCGGGTGGCGACAATGTGGACAGGATGGCGTACAGGATCGCTGGCGACCGGTTTGACGGTGAGAAACGTGTGTCGTGGCACACCAGCGGTGACTGGTATCAGATCGTTGAGGCAGGTAGCTATCGGGCGTTACTTGTGCATGGCGATGAGATTAAAAGCTTTGGAGGTAACACTCCAGCGTTCGGCATCCTCAGGAAATGTAACCAGTGGGCTGCTGGTGTGATCGATGATTTCTCTGACGTGTATATGGGGCATTTTCATACTCCGATGACGTTGACGATGGCGAACGGCTGCCAGATTTATGTGTCGGGTTCTCCGGAGTCGGAGAACACGTATGCGAAGGAGTTCATGGCTGCGACTGGTCGTCCTTCGCAACGTTTGCATTTTGTGGATCCGGAAGTTGGTCAGGTGACTGCCGGGTATTTGGTGTGGTTGGACTAATCTTTTGGTGGGTGCCGGTTGACGGGCTTGCCTCCGGTCGCGGTTGACCGGCACCCACCCTCCAAA